CATTTGCTGTTGCCATTTTATACTCCTATGTTCTTGGTCTTGATGGTAGACCAACTCTATATCCGTCTGTGTTTTCTCTTGCTTCACCTAAATCTTTAACTCTTTCTAAATACTGCGTATACAAACCGTTATAACTTTGTATGACATCTGCCTCACCTTTCATAAAAGTATAAGCCTCTACAAGAGAACCATAAAGCAAGGCAAACGGTGCATTTGTNCTAACCCAAGTTGTACCACTGTCGGCACCTGCGGTCAAACTAGCTGGTCTATAGAAATAGTGTAATTCTATAGTATAGTTACTGTTAGGTGTTGGTGCTATGATAAAATTGTTTTCATCAAACCGTGCATAATATTTTGGGACACCAGTTGTAGAAGAGGCTGGTGTATACTCTCTTATGAAGTTTACGTCTTTCTGAAGTAGAAAATCTTCAGAACCAGATGTTGTTATTTGCAGTGAAAATGAGGCTAAATAATCACTTGGCACAGTAAGAAAAGCATCTGATGAAGTAAAAGCACTTGTTACATTTTTTCTAAAATAATCTAAATCAACACTTTTTAAAATTTTTTCTTCGGCTGCTTTTATAAAATTAGGTAAGTTAGTAACAAAAGCCGTTTCACTATTATCTGTGTAATCTTGTATTGCTGTCTTTAATGTTGCTAGTGTAAAGCTCATCTATGTCCCCAATGTTGCAGGTCCAGCAGTGACAGATCCACCACCACCTCTTAATTCTCCAGTTGTAGCAGTTCCACTACTAGCAGTAAATGTGTATGTATCATCATTAACTTTTGTTATAGCATAACCAGAAGAATTATTCAAAACAGTTGCTGTAAATCCATCAAACCCAACTGCATCTCTAAACCTAACAGTGTCACTTGATGACCTACCATGTGAAGGTTCTATAACAGTTATAGTGTTACTACTTGCAGAACCAGATATAAAAGGATTTAAAATTAATAAATTTTCTACACTGACTTCAGTTCTTTGATCTGTCCTCGGCTCAAACAATGCTGTAGGGTCTGGGCCTGGGTAATTAGGTTCTAATTGTGGGTGCTTGGCTTCGTATTCATCTGGACCCACCTTCAGACCATTCCATTCTTTTCTCATTTCACGCAAACGATAACGAAATCCAGACCGATCTGAATATCCGTATGCTCTTTTACCACTTGCGTACCTAGCCATTAGAAACTCAAATAAGACATATTAGGCGTTAGTTTTAAAGGAGTGCTACTTGCATCCTCGGCTGCGGCTCTTTGAAACTCTTCTTCGTAAATACTTTTTAATATTTGTATTCTATCTGGTGCTCTCTTAATTGCTATGTAATAAGCAAGACCCGCTGCCATACAAGGTAAGAATCTAAAAGGAGCATCTGTTGTGTTCGTTAAAGAGTCTGCATCTTGAATACGTCTTACATAATAGTAAACAAGAGTGAAAGAGGCATTTGGTGTTGACCACAATGTGATTGTAGGTATTGTCTGTCGATCAAAAAAATACTGACTTGGTTGACCCGTAGATGTTTTATTTGGAATGGTTAAATATTCGTTACGGCTCATTTGTGTCAAAGTAAAATCAGTATTACTGCTATTTCTTAGAACAACTTCTAGTAAATCTACATAAGTAGCGTCTAATGTGTAAGTAGCCGTACCAGAAACAACTGATACAGTTTCTTGCTTTACTGTCCATAAGTTAAGTCCTCTGTTTGCCCAGTCAGCAAACATAAGATTCAATGAACGTCTAGCAGTTCTAGCATCGTAGCCAGTTCTCATCTCTAAGCCACATCTTTCATATGCCTCTTCAATAAGTTCTCCTACGTCTAAGTCAAAATCTCTTGAGTTCGAAGTTGCCATTATTTCTTCTTCCTTCTTAACGACTTAACTCTTCTAGGTGCACCTGCTGGTTGACCTAATCTATTTTTCTGATTAATCCTACTTCTTTTTTCTTTAGTTGTCATCTCTGATGTAGTTTTTGGTGTTTTAGAACTAATCCTTTTACTTGGTCTACAATATGGAGTGCCTCTCTTTTCTCCTTTTTGACGACCACAAGCCTTGCCCGTTTTGACATCTTTCCAGTCTTCTTTAAACCATCGTTTAAGAGCTAGTCCAGCTTTTGTCTTTCTAACTGCCATTATCTATACTTTGTAACTTTACGTTTCTCGTTTAAGACTATGCCACAACCCCTTGCAATATTTGGGTTTTTTGATTTTCTTTTTGTCATTCTTACTGCTTTACCATCTCTAGCAGACATAGTTTCGCTTTTAACTTTCTTTATGGCTGCCATAAGACCACCATCTTTTTTCTTTTTTGATTTTCCGTAATTTGCAGCACCTACCTTACGGCATTTTGCAATAGCACCTCCAGCATAAGCACTTGGAAAAACTTTAAACCTTGCTTTTACTTTGTGATAACATGCGTCTTTGGGCATTTAACTTCTCCTCTTTGTAACATCTACAAGACCATTTTTTTCTTCCACAGTCGGGACAATATTTAATAGGTCTTCCTTTTAATATTTTTCTTTTTTCTTCTTGGCTTTCTCTTACTTCCACTTGATACGGACTTTGTAATTTGTTTCTTCATCGAGCTTCTGAACATAGTCATCTCTGTTTCTCCTAATAAAGTCTTTCCATAATGGCTTTATCATGTCGTTATTCTCTTTTACTTTTACTTCTGTAATAGCAGTTCTTTTATCAACTTCTACTAAAGTAGATGCAGTCCAAAGAAAAAAGGCAGCAGTCACAGTGCCTATCAATCCACCTAACATAGTTTTCAAACTTAACATTTCCATCTTCGTCTCGCTTGTCTTAAACGGCTATTGGGGTTTTTTGCAGCTTTAGGAAATTTTTTCATTTGCCCTGCTGATCGTGCACAATATGATTTGCGTCTTTTTGCAGCGGTGCTACCAGGTTTTACTTTACCAGTAACAGCTGTTTTAAGTTTACTTCCAGGGTTGTCTTTACGATACTTAGCGACACCCTTTTTAGTCATACCGGCACCAGATTTGGTGGGACGTTTATGCCCACCTCCTATGGTGTGACCTTTCATAGTTCCTTTTTTACTAGCCATTTTTAACTCCTATGCGAAGAAAAATGTCATCATATCCACAGTGCCAATAGTGTATTTGATAGTCAAACCACTTTCAAATAAAACACCGTTTTGTGGTATAGTTCTATCAAGTGTTGTATTATCTGTACCTATTGTTCTTGCTTTAAACAATACAGTTCCGTCTTCTGGAGTACCGTCAATAAACTCTATAACACCAGCTGACCCACCAGATACGATTGAGAAACCTTTTAATCTAACTCTGATTCCATTACCCACAGATTGAGCAGCAGAAGCAGTTGCTCCTACTTTTAAATTTGCAGCAAACTGTGCAGAACTTGTAACTGAAGTTATTGTCTTAAAATACTTTGTACCTGCAACAGCTTCAGCAGACCCAGTAGAAGTTATCACTTCTGTTAAAGAATTACCAAAAACATCTGTTCCAACAACAGTATTCGTCTTAGCATTATCGCCAGTTCCAGTTGTAGTTACGTTTAAAATTCTAGCTCCACCAGAGGCAAAAGAAGCATTAGCTATTGTTGCACCTGTGTTTGGTCTTGCTGCGGTAACTATGAAATCATCATCTGCTGCAACTTCGTCACTTATAAAGGCTGGTTTTACATCTGAAATAGATCCTGCCATATTAATCTCCTTATAAAAGATGGGGGTTTTAAACCCCCATAGATTAAGCCTCGTAACCCATCAATTCAATTAATAATTTACCTGCTGTAAAATCACCATCTGTAGTTGTACCACAAGTTAAATATAAGAACTCATCAGCTGCTGGAACGGCAGTAAAGAAAACTTTACTTCCTAATGTTGCATCACCTGCGTTGACCAATAATGTTTCACTTAATCCACTAATAGCACCATCTTCTACTCCAGTTCCTTCTGTTGCAGAGTGTACGTTAATGTCTGGATCACCACCAGTTGGAGCTTCAAAACATTCCATACTACCAGTTAAGATAGTTCCGTTTTGTGCGGCAGTTATCTGACCAATATGACAAACTAGTGCAGTTCCGTTTACACCAATGATGTCCCCACCAGCAGTAGATCTTAAACCAGTTAAGTCAATTAAAATTCTTGTTGTTATAATACCACCAACTCTTTGAATAGAACTTCTGTAAATAGTCCCAGAACCAGTTGTTATACCAGTACCCGCTTCTGTTGCTAAAGTGTTTGCATCAAAGGATGCGATACCACTTGAGTTAATGCTTGATTGTGTAGTGATTGCTCCAGTTGTAGCGTTTTTACTTATTGTAGTAAAACCACCTTCTGATCGGACTGGACCCGAAA